GCTAGAGAAAAAAAAAAAAATAAAAAAAACAATGAAGAAAAAGAAAAGATTCGTCTTATGAAACAACAATTAGAAAAACAACAATTAGAAAAACAACAAAAATTTAAAGAGTATATCCAAAATAAAAACACCCAAAATAAAAATATCAAAACAGAAACAAAGAACTCTCCAGAGATCCCTCCTACACCTTTACATTGTCCTTCTGAATCTCCTAAACAAAACAAGCCCAAAATATCATTAGTTTCTCAAATGGATAAATTTTTTATAGAACCAGTTTCCAAACAAGAGATTAAAGAAACTCGTAAAGAAACTCGTAAAGAAACCCGTAAAGAAACTCGTAAAGATATACCTATAAGTATGTTACCAAAAATCACCAATGCATGGAAGCAAGGACCTCCTTCTATTAAAAAAGAGTTTGATTTACGAGTTTTTATTACCGTATCAAGAAATGATACGAATCGTACTGAGACGAGGGATCTCCGCGAGCAATTCGTGGGACAGAGTCCCACTCATTGGAGGTCTCCCCGAGCGAGCTCGGCTCGAGAGGGATCGCTGTGCGACCGGAAAGCTCGTCTTCCGAGTGAAGTTCCTACAGCAAAAGCTACACCTTTAATTAATAAAACAAGTGAAGAAGAGAAAAATAAAATAAGGACAGAAGGGTTCAATATCATAAAAGATCCGAAAAAGATGCAAGAGATACTTTATAAAACAGTTTTCTGTAAATATGGAGATAAATGTAACAGAGAAAAGAGAGGAATGAAATGCAACTTTTACCACAACGAAGATGAGAGACGTATTCCAGAATGTCCTTTTAAATCTGTATGTAAGAAGCATTCAAAGGGACATTGTAAAATGTTACATCCAGGACAAACAGATTGGATTATTAAAAACCCATTACCAGCTAACTGTCCTGTAGCAACCAAAAAATCTGTTACAACTCAAAAGCGTGAGAAGTGTGAGATTTCAAACCTTGTCCCACAAATTGGAGGTCTCCCCCGGACTTGTCCGGAGCGAGCTCGCAAGACGAGTAAAGTAGTTTATGAAAATCGTAATGAATTAAAAATTGAAATTCCTGTGATGAAAAAAGTAACAATTCAATCTTCATTGTTTAATGAGAACAAGTTTTTATTCTACACACAAATTGAGAAAGCTATGAACCAAGGAATGGAAGTTGTTATTAAAAACGACTAAAAAGAATGATTTACATATAATTTTAATTTAATAAAATAAATTAAAATTATGACAAATAAAAATGAATGAAATATTTATGGATGATTTTATAGATCTTTCTGAAAGATCTATAAATGCAACTCCGGGACAATTGATTTTATCAGTGTTTTATAGTTTTTTCAATAAAAAAAAAGATATTAATACTAGAAATACTGTATCTAGTATTATAGACGATATAGAAGAATATTTTTGGTTAAATAATTTTGATTGTAAATCTCTCAAAAGTATAAAAAAAGTGAAGTTGATGTGTAATAAAACACTTATTAGTGATAGTGATATAAATATCAGAGAATCAAGTTTTGGTAATACTATTCAATTAATGGGTGTATCGTTGAGAATTAATAATTTTAATTTATTAAAAATAGATTCATTTGTAGATGGAGATAAGAATAGAAAAATATTTGATAGTATTAGAGTAGAAAATTCCAATACAACACAACAAAAAAAATCTCATTTACTTCAATTAATGATAGATGAAATGGCCATAGAACTGTTAAAATTTAAAAGAAAAGTTAATGAGAGAATTCCGGCAAATATTAAAAAGTTTGATGAATCGGTAACAGTAAGACTTCAAGATGATTGGAAACAAGGAGGAGGACAATCTATTGTATCATCTTTAACTTTTCCAGAATCTATGAGAAGTAAAACTCTTTATATGTTAATGACTGGATTTCCTTCATACTATACGAAATTTGGATTTAACGAGCTTGTACATTTTGATTCTACTAAAGAACTTGATTCTTTAACTGCTCAAGATATTCAAAATACTCAGATAGAAGAATTAAGATATAATTTTGATTGTTTTAGTAAATATTTGAATAAACCTGTTATTTATGATGATAAGAATGATTGCCATAAACTTATGGATCGTATAAATATGAAGTATGGGTACAAAGAAAAACTAATTACATATGATAAACATTTTTCATATAACTTTCCAGTATGGTTCTTAGATGCACATGGTATGAATAAACATTTATATAATATTGATCAGTATATCACTAATATACTTAAAAAAGGCAATTATCCTAAACTAAAAACCATTACACCATTAATAACTTATAATGAAGTGTAGTTAATTTGTCTTTTTAGTATTTGGATTAACTCTAGAACGAGATTGAGGAGAATTTTGAGGAGGGGTTTGAGGAGAATTTTGAGGAGGGGTTTGAGGAAGGGTTTGAGGAGTAACAGGAGGAGTAACAGGAGGAGTAACAGGAGGAGGAGCTTGAGGAGGATTTTGAGGAGGATTTTGAGGAGGATTTTGAGGAAGTGTGGTAGAAATAGTGACGGTATTATTTGATAAATTTTCAGTAATTCTTGAAGACAGAAGAGGTTGAGTGTCTTGAGATGTATGTCTTCTAGACATGGGAAGACCATATCTATTTCCAGTATTATTTATTATTGCGCAACCGAGGTGAGTATCTATATTATTTATAGAAATGCCCTTTTTACAAATGGAACAATTTGAGATGTAGATGCCTTTACAAAAATGGTCTAGGTCTGAAGCTCTTATGACTTCGTTGCAGTACATGCAAATATTATAACAAGAATTTTTGTGAGAATCCAAGTCTTTTGCTTTTATAATCATATTACAAGAGTCGCATTTTAGAGGTCTATATGCACATTCTGAAAGTATATGTTTTGATAGAGAGTAAACTTTGAATTTATTAATATTGCATTTTCTACAAGTAGTTTGACCGACTTTATAAGAGTCCATTATATTATAAGTAGCTGGGTGAGGGACATCGTCTATTTTTCTTTCAATATTGCCGTAAGTTAAGTAACTGTTTATAGGTATAATACAGCAATTACCAAAGCATTCGAAGTAGTCAAGATTAACTTTTTTCTTTTGATCTATGTATTTTATACCGCATCTATAACAGACGGGGTTATTCATAGTGAAAGAGCAAGGTTTTGTTTCTTCAGCAAGTTGAATATTTGGTTTATTTTTACGTCTAGAAGAGATACTCTCGGAGCGAGCTCCACGAGCGGAGATACCTGTATATTTAAAAACTTTTAAAAAAGTTTCAATGTTTTTGAAGTTTTGAGAAATATATTTTTTTTCTACACAATTAAAAAAAATGGGAGATTCTGGAAGTTCTAGACATATAGGACAAATATCTTGTTTTATTTTTTTAATATAGTTGGGGATATCCATGTTAAGTATTATATAAAAAAAATTATTATTATAAATATAAAATTTTTTTTATATAATAAATGGGAAACACAAAGTCTTGTGAATTTATAAAACCTAGAATAGATAGGGCATGTGATATAGGAAAATGCACTAAAAGCATTAAAGGATATGCTTCTAATTCAGCATCTCCTTCGGATATATGGGAACTTGAAATGTATGAGAGTGTTATGTATGGAAATGAGAAAATTCCTAATACATTAATATTAAAACTTTATATAGATAGTCCAAGTGAAGACTTGATAAGAAGAATAGAAAGACCTGTAGCAAATAGTAATCAGTTAATATACGAATCTGATATCTATAATTATGTGATTGGATTGTTCACAAGAGAAAACATTAATCCATATTTTGTTAGATATTACGGAGCTTCACAAAACTGTACATTTGATCAATTAGTAGAATCTGTTACAACAGGAAACTCGCAAGAAATGATGACAAAATTAGGAATAACAAGAGAACAATTTATAAATAATCTTATAAATAATACTGTTTTTATGTTATTTAATTTAAGAGGTAGACCCAGTATAAGTGATCCTAATTTTAGAGGAAACCCACAACAAAGAGAAATGATATTAAACGTCTTAAATGGTAATCCTCAAGATAAAATAAAGTATGGTATGATAATAACAGAAAAATCGAATGGAGTAGTATTTGATGAATGGTTTGATAGCCAAATAGAAGATGGTAAAATAAATCATGATGGATGGAAATCTATAGTACAAGTGTTATCTGCTTTAACAGCTCTTGAGACGTTAGGAGTAGCACATAATGATTTACATCATGGTAATATATTTGTTGAGGAGTTGAATGAAGAGGTATCAGAACAATTTAAATATAATGTTGATGAAGATGATGAATTAGAATTTATAATAAATAGTAAATTTAGATGCGCGATATATGATTGGGATCGGGGATATATGGAAAAATTGAGAGATAATCCTGTATTGGTGCGCAGGCCCAATTTGTGCCGTATTTCTTCACAATGTAATGAGTATGTACCACAAAGGGATCTTACTAAATTTTTAATATATATATTAAAAAAGAATAATTTAAATGATATTGAAAAAGAAAAAATATATAGTTGTATGATGGAAAATAATAGTAATAAGGTAAATTATTTTAAAACTAACGTTCTTGTAAGTGATAGAACTGCGCATCGTTTATATATTAATAAAGAGGGAAGAAGCGTGACAAGAAAAGATTTGGAAGATCTTGGTATATTTACGCCGAATAAAGTGTTAACCAATTTATTAAGTTTATTAGAAACAGAAGATATAATACAAATTATTAATAGTGACAGTATGGTTGGTGTGACCAATTTTATTTATGATATGACAATAGGTACAGTGCAACAGAAATTTATTAAATACTATGATAAGAAAGATTTTAAACAGATTGAAAGAATATTTCAAGACGATATATCATTAACAGGTTCTAACGAAGATATATCATCTAGAGATTTTTTAGAAAGAATGGAACTTAAAAAAAGTATAGATTATTCCCACTGCGGTCAGGGTCCAAACCCTGCATTTGATTATCAATGGGCTGAATATAAAACTTCTTTATTATGTAAAGAAATATCTGTAAATCCTATATCAGTTTTTGATCAAGAGTTGTTTTTACAAAAAATGATTATTAATATAGTAACTCCTTTAAACATAGATTTAAATGAAATTCTAACATTGTATAACAATCAACTATTAAATGATGAACAACTCGGAGAAACACGAGCTTATCCAGTGGCACAATCACAAGTTTGGAGAAATAATCCACGTGGACTGTGGAAAGATATGTATGGTTTGATTAATTTTATCAAATGGTTATGGCTCCAATTAAAGAGGCGGACATTTTATGATAATACTAACTGTAATAAACAATCCCTAGTATATTACTTATTAATTATGACAATGCAACAAGCGTGTATGAAAATACAAAAAAATATAAGAGGTCCTAGAATAGATGAAATGGCGGTAGTAGCAAAAGAAAAAGATATTATGGTAGGAATATCTGATATATCAGATAATATTTTAAATCGTACGATATCAGATAATCCAAATATACCAGTAAAATCTTGGATACATCCAGGTAAATCTAAATGTTTTGTTCCGTTTTATGGAGGTTATGGTGCAGAAATAAAAAAATATAGAGATAATCCAGATAATAATATTTATTCTTCATTAAAATGCGGTATATCGGGTAGTGTAAACTTTTTCATATTTTTATACTTGTTAAGTACTATGGTCTCAGAAGATAAAGAAGCACCCTTAAATTCTAAAAGATTAATGATTTTATTAATTAGTGTTTTAGCAGGTGATGGTGGTCATAATATAAGAGAGATTATGTTCGGTACTGCTACTACAGTGATTATATTGAAAAATTTATTAGACGATATTAAAATTGATCTACGAAATCAATTAAATAACGAAGATATAAGTTTTAAGGAAGCAGTAAAACGTATATCTGATGCACAAAATTTTGATTGGGTACAGGAAGGTACTATTATTTATAGATTAATAAGTAAACTCGAACATTTTATGAGAAATACTAATTGTAAAAATAATGAGTTAATAATGTTAGTATTAAAATGTTTGGTTAAATGGGAATCTCCTGTAAACGAAATATATAATATTACCTCTAGTATGAATATAGTAGGTATTGACGCTCAAGAAATAGAAAATCTTGGTAATACTAGGATTATTGATTTGAATTATCTTAAATCTGAAGTATACGACATTTTTTTCAGCGATACTGATGAAGTATTAAGCGTACATCTCACAAATAGTGTTCAATTATTTTATGCTTTGGAAAATGATAGATATCTAATGGATAAAAATGAATCATTCAAAAGAAATCCTGATGAAATGATCATAAATATTCTTGAATCATTATATCCTGGTATTTACAAGAATGTTAATGATTATTTAATAAATAAATTGATAACTTGTTATCCAAACATAAACTTACAAAAACATATACCTTTCGCTTAAATATATTACACTTAATTAAAAAATATTACCCTATTCCATATGACCAGAAGTTGAACATATGGAATAGGGTAATATTTTGTTTTTTTTATTTCTTATCGTTTGAGTATCTCCACGAGTCAAGCTTTCCTCACGATCTCCACGAGTCAAGCTTTCCTCACGATCTCCACGAGTCAAGCTTTCCTCACGAGACGAGCTCGCTCGGGGAGTATCCGGCCGCTGTGCGGCCTTCAATGAGTTCACCCTTTCGAGCCGAGCTTTCAGGTCGCAAGGCGACCTTCAATGAGTCCGTCTCCGACGGACGAATCGCTCGGGGAGAAGCTCTGCTGAACGAATCGCTCCGGACAAGTCCGGGGGAGACCTCCAATGACAACAATTTTAAAATGATTTTTTATAAAATATGTTTTTTTGGTTTATACAAAGAACAGAATGGCTTATAATTTAAAAATTAACAAAAATGGAACTTATAGACGTTTTTGTGGATGGACAGTAATTTGTCCAGTAGAATATGATATGAAATTTATTGAAAATTTCATTAATAAAAATAATGTTTTACGTGAGTATTTTACTGCATTACCATCTTCGTCATATCACGTTACATTATATAATATATGGTGTAACTTTTCAAAATTGCTTACATCGCAAGAAGAGTTTATAGACAAGCAACACGATATCTCCATAAAGCAACAACTTGAAAAACAATCTAAAAGTGTTGGATGGTTTAATCCTGGAAATTGCATGAAAAACTTGTTTAGTAAACTTGATAGAAATTGTGAGAAACGAACTGAGAGTATTTGTTTAATAATTAATAAGGTATTATTTAGTGGAAATACTCTTACAATAACTTTCAGAGACTGTAATGATTTTGAAAAAGTTAGAAATATAAGAAGAGAATTAATTGAAGTTGCTGAGAGAGATGATAGAATGCCATATCTTCATATGACACTTGCTTACAAATTTAGAGATTTATCACATGAAGATGTAATTAAAATAAATACAGAACTTAATATACTTAATATGCTTCTAGATAAGCAGACTGTTATATTATCACCAGCTAATCTTCATTACTTTAGTGATATGACTGAATTTATACGTTTTAAACCATAAATGAAAGAGTTTTTGTGTGTGATTTATATTAATAATAATGACGAAATTTATTATAAATATGTAAAATATTTTACATATTTATAATAAATGGGAAACGCTAAATCGTGTGAAACTATAAAACCTAGAATAAATAGGGCATGTGATATAGGAAAATGCACTAAAAGCATTAAAGGATATGCTTCTAATTCAGCATCTCCTACGGATATATGGGAATTGACGTTATATCCAAATATGAATTATGGTGAAGAAAAAATTCCTAGAAATTTAATAATGAAATTATATGTGAGTGAGATTACTGATAAATTTTACAATGTATTAAAAAAATATGACGTTGATATTGATACCTTTCATCAAGGAAAAGAGGTACAATATGAATCTGATATATATAATTATGCTATTGGATTAATTACAAGGGAAAACATCAATCCATATTTTGTTAGATATTATGGAGCTGCTGAGCAATGTGATAAAAACGAACTTGCGAGATCTGTTTATGATAAGTTTAATACAAAAATGAGTGAAGATAAATTTATAAAATTACTTAAACGTAATACTGTTCATATGCTAACATATGAACCAGGTAGACCAAGCATTGAGGATGATAGATTCGTTAAATTTGCAAAACAAGATCAGAAAATAAAAGAACTTATTGATAATGAAGAAGGTGTAGTTAAGTATGGAATGATATTAACTGAAAAATCAGAAGGATTACAATTTTATAAGTTTCTACGAAATGCAAGTGAAGAAGAAATTCTTTTTGGATTAGTACAAGTACTTTCTGGTTTAGCTGCTGTTGAAGTATTAGGAGTAGCGCATAATGATTTACATCATGGTAATATATTTGTTGAACCATCCGAGAGTAAGTTGGAACAATTTAAAATCAGTAAAGATGGAGAAGAATTAACATTTGGAATAAGGAGTGATTTCAGGTGTGCAATATATGATTGGGACCGGGGATATATGAAAGAATTAGGAAATAATCCTATAATGGAAAAAGATGAATCACTTTGTCGAAATAATCAATCGTGTAATAAATTTATAGCAGAGAAACAAGTTTATCATTTTTTAATGCCATTTTATAGGTTAAACAAAAGTAAAAAATTCAATAATCTAATTGATTGTATACTTTTTAGAGATAAAAAAGGAAAAGAAGATTATATTGATGCAAAAGGAAGAATAGAAAAATTACAAGATTTTAAAAGATTTAAAATATGTAGAGCAAGTGAAGCATTGATTAGATTATTAGTTTTGTTAACAGAAGAAGGAAAGATATCTCCGAACTTGGAGATATCTTTCTTTTCTAAATTTAGTGATAAAGGGCAAGTTGTAAGTGATGAAAATTTTTATGATATGACTGAAAAAACGATTAAGAAAAAGTTTAATAATTATTTTAAAAATAAAGATTTCAAAACAATTGAAATCTTTGAAAATGATAATTAAAATATTATTATAAATTATATAAATTATATAATTTATAAATAAAGAAATGGGAAATACAAAGTCTTGTGAATTTATAAGGCCTAGAATTGACAGAGCGTGCGATATAGGAAAATGTACGAAAAGTATTAAAGGGTATGCGAGTAATTCAGGATCTCCTACTGATATATGGGAACTTGAAATGTATGATGATGTTCATTATGGACAAGAGAAAATTCCTAATAAATTAATATTAAAACTTTATATAGATATATCTAGTAAAATTTTGAAGGAGAACATTAGAGAAGAGTTAGTATACGAATCCAATATATATAACTATGTGATTGGATTATTTACAAGGGAAAACATTAATCCATATTTTGTTAGATATTATGGTGCTTCACAAAACTGTACATTTGATCAACTAGTAGATTCTGTTACAGAAGGAAAATC